TATTAGAACAACCACAGCACCCAGAACTAAGTTCCTTGCCACAACAATTACATCTAACTAACATTCTTCTTTAAAATAGTCCTTCTTGTAGTAACGTCCTAAGATGTTACTATTATAATACTTTGGAGTACCATCATCTAATGTCTCCTGTAATACATTATGTAAAAATAACTGCTTAGTCTCTTCGTAGTTTACTCTTCCTGCTGTGGCATGGGTGGAGAGGATTTCTCTGGTAAAGGAATCCGACCCCAAGCGTTTCCTGTCACCATTAAGTTCCTTAGAAGATCCGTAGTATGTCTTCCAGTCACTCTCACTCGTCCTCCTGCGTCTGCTACCTCTAGGCTTTCGTTTCTGTACGAAGTATTTTCTCCCGATGTATTGCTGACCAGTTTGTATATTTGTAATCCTGTAGACGAAACCGAACTGGCCGTCAATGTCAGCAGAAGTAAAAGTTGAACCCTTATAGGTCCAGGGGTTCTCATAACTTCCTTCTGAAGTTTGCTTATCTTTTTCCACATACCCATTAATCTATTCCTCAGTATTTATATCTCCTAACGGGAGACCCATAGTTTTATATTCAAGCTGCTGTCTTAGAAAGAGAACCTCATCCCTGAGTTCCTCATTCTCTTTCTCAAGATATTCGCAATGTTCTTGGTAGATTATTACGCTCATGGCTCTATTTATACGAGTCTAACCACGGGTCTGGTATTTCTTTATGCTTTCTTCCCATTCTTTCATGCTGCTCTGGCAATCTGGTGGCTCTGGATCTTTTATCCCTTTCTTCTTCTTCCAGTCGTTGTGCATTGCTTGCATCAACCAACTTTGGGATAGACTCTTCGGTCCATTCATCAGCAATTCTGTGTTCAGTTTGCCGTGGACTTTCATACCGAGGTACTCTTCTCTCCACGACTCGTCTCGTGGTGTAGGTGTATCGGTCATAATTGAAAACCTTTGAAAGTATCTTTCTTAACATCTTGTTTAATGCTCCCTATCATGTACGACTCCACCTCTGTCTCTTGTGGTGCTACTTGTAGGCCTTTAGAAGACAACCAGTGTGCAGTCCAAGGTAATGGATTGTTTGCTAATGGTATATCAAAAATAGCCTTAAGACCTATAGACTTAAGACGTTTGTTAGCAGTCCACTCAACATAGTTCTGTAATAATTTATCATTCAATCCAATTATACTACCATCTTTAAACAAATACTCTGCCCACTCTTTCTCTTCTTCAACACAATTCCTAAACATCTCATAGACATTCTCTTCTTCTTCCTTAATAATATCCATCATCTCTGGATCGTCACCTTCTTTCCATTTGTTAAGAATGTTTTGTGTAACAGTAGTGTGTTGGCTCTCATCCCTAGCAATAAGGGAGATGATTTTTGCTGACCCTTCAAGTAACTTGAGCTCACCAAATGCAAAGGAGCAAGCGAAAGAGACATAAAAGCGAATACCTTCAAGAATGTATACATTAGCAACTGCCCTATATAAATGTCTTTTTAAATCTTTACGTGTCCATTCAGAATTAGGATGATCTCTCATACCATCCTTCCAAGCAGTACTCTGACCATACTCATTAGCATAATTAATGAACTCATCATATGCTTTGGTCACTGACTCAGCACGTGCTAATATCTTCTCATCATCTAGTATAGTATCAAAGACCTCACTAGGATCTGGATATACATTCTTAATGATGTGAGTGTAAGACCTACTATGAATCATCTCCATAGTCTGCCATATATTCATACAACCTTCTAACTCAGGTAGAGAACAGTATGGTGCAAAAGCCATACCAGGAGCACGACCTTGTACGGAGTCCAGCATGATCTGATACTTAAGATTGCTGGTAAAGATGTGTCTCTGTTGGTCTGTAAGTTGTGCATAGTCTGCTCTATCTTTTTGAAGTGATACCTCTTCAGGTCTCCAGAAGTATCCTAATTGTTGTTGTGTCAGTCGGTCAAATGTAGGAAACCTATATGAATCATAACGTTGGACACTCAGAGGTGCTCCAAAAAACATGAATTGTTTTGTAGTGTCAACAGCTTTCTTATTGAAAACTGTCATACCAGACACTTCTTTTTTAGACGGCACAACTGTCACAGACTTCCTCCTCAGTAGTTAAAATTTGTTCAATTAATTGGTCAACTTCTTGGACCTCTTCACCATCCTTCTTAGCATCATATGTATTCTGATAGTAAGAAGTCTTCCAACCATACTTATAGGTTGTTAGTAAGTCCTGTGCCATTACTGATACAGGTATCTCATTGTCAGGATAATTCTCTGGATTATAACTCCAGTTACCACTGATTGCTTGATCAAAGAATTTCTGCATCACTGCTACGACATTGATGTAACCCTCATTAGATTTCATATCCCATAGTAATGTGTAGTTATTCTTTAAGGATCCAAAAGATGGAACAATCTGCTTAAGAGGCCCCTTCTTTGATTTCTTAATGGACAAGTAGTCTCTAGGAGGCTCGATTCCATTGGTAGCGTTTGACACAACGGAACTGCTCTCCGAAGGCATCTGTGCAGACAATGTTGAGTGCCGTAAACCGTAGGTGTTGATAGATGTTCTAAGAGATTCCCAATCATGTTCCAAAGGTTGAGAACAAATCTCATCCACGTCTTTCTTATATGTATCTATAGGAAGGATTCCATCAGCATACTTGGTACGTCCAAAGTTTTCACAATGTCCCTTCTCTTTAGCAATCTGATTAGATGTCTTTAAAAGATAATACTGGAATGATTCTGTTAGTCCATGAACAGCATCCCATGCCTCCTGTGATCCATAACTAAACCCTAACTTGGCAAGATAATGAGCAAGACCAATATAACCTATTCCAAGCGATCTACGTGCCTTTGTAGCAATCTCTGCTGCTTTAACAGGATACTCCTGATAATCAATCAACTCTTCTAATCCTCTTACAGAAAGATCACATAGATCTTCCAATTCCTTATCACTTCTTATAGTACCAACATTAACTGCAGAAAGAATGCACAATGCAATCTCTCCTAAATGATCATCAATATGACTAATAGGATATGTTGGAAGAGTAATCTCCTGACATAGGTTACTCATATTAACCTTATCTTTAAATGAAGAATGCTCATTGCAATGATCAATATTCATTATATAAATTCTACCTGTCTCTGCTCTTTCTTTAAGAAGATCAAGAATCAATTCTTGAGCACTTATTTTTATCTTAGGAACTGATTCATCCTTCTCATAACTTACATATAATTCATCAAAAGATTCTGTACCAAAACTATCATACAACCCTGGCACATCATGAGGAGAAAAAAGCGAGACCTCCTCGTTATTTATAATCCTTTCATAAAATAACTTACTTAACTGGATGCTGTAGTCGAGTTTTCTGACTCGGTTGTCTTCTGTTCCTTTGTTGTTTTTGAGGACGAGGATGTCTCTGATTTCTTGGTGCCAGATAGGAAAGTGGACAGTTGCTGATCCACCCCTGATGCCATTCTGAGTACAGCATCTGACAGTGCTCTCAAATTTTTTGAGGAAGGGGACCACACCTGTGTGTTGTACTTCACCGCCACGGATTCTACTGTTGATCCCTCTGATTCTCCCTGCGTTAATACCGATACCAGCCCTCTGTGCAACGTATTTGCCAATAGCCATGTCAGAACTAAAGATACTATCGAGGGTGTCATCAATATCAACCAGAACACAAGATGCAAATTGACGAATTGGGGTCCGTACGCCCGCCATGATCGGGGTGGGGATGTTGAGCTTGTGCTTGCTGATTGCGTCGTAGTAGCGTCGGACATAATTTAACCTCGTTTGTTTAGGGTATTCTGCAAAAATCGTCAATGCGATCATTATATACATGAACTGAGGAGTCTCATATACTCCACCAGTACTTCTATCTTGTACCAGATATTTATCTACAACTTGCCGTAAACCAGCATATGTAAACAAATAATCTCTATCATGTTCAATATATCCATTGACTTTTTCAATTTCCTCTTTTGAATACTTAGTGAAGATGTCTTTATCGTAGACATCTCTACTAGTACAATTCATTATATGAGTTTCAAGATGAGGAAGTTCTCTTATTTTACCATAGATTTGCTTTCTTATAGCAAAAAGTAACAATCTCGCAGCGACAAATTGATAATTAGGATGCTCTAAGTCAATAAGATCACTAGCACTCTTAATAAGTATCTCTTGGATTTCTGCTGTAGTAATACCATCATAGAATTGAATACCAGATTGTATCTCTACCTGACTAGCAGAGACACCTGCAATGCCCTTGGTTGCCTCATCAACCATCTTATGCATCTTTTCTAGGTTAAGGGATTCAGTCCCTCTTCCATTCCTTTTTTTAACTTTAATGCCGTTGCTCATATGCGTTTCCAAGTGTTAAATTGAAGTTTTGCTTTTAGTCCATCATATACATTTGATTCTACTATAGACTGAACATCATGTCCAGCAAGAACCATATCATTTATATCTTTTTCTTTCAGGTTTGTAGGCCAGATGACGACCTTATCACCTCTATCGATGGTGTTGGAGATCCTTGTCGTAATTTCTTTAGACCTTGGTTCGTTATCATAAACCCAAACAGGAGTGCTAACACCCCACTTCCTAACATCACCGTCTGCACCGCACATAGCGATGCTATTGCGAATGAACGTGCTGTCAAATGGTCCTTCTGTAACGAAGACTGGAGCTCCTCTTCTGATCGTATCCAGTCCGTATATCTTTGGTGCTTCATCATAAAAAATGGTTGTAATATATTTAACAGAGTTAGAATCTAGAGCTCTGCCCTGAACCCCAACTAAGTTCTTTTCATAATATAAGGGTATAATTATACGTGGATGCTCCTTAACATCCATACTCTGCTTATGAGATTTAAGAAACTCTACAAACCTTTCTGCATAATAAAACTTAGTAGGATCTAACTTACGTTTCTCCAAATAAGTTCTACTCACATCTACAGTAGATGCTAAAGGAAGGTCTATAGTAGTTTTAAATGTAGGTTTATCAAACTTAAAGACAGGTTCCTCTACTACAGTTCCCCTACCAGTGGTTCCTTCCTTAAATCTTTCAAAAACATATTGTTTATGAACGACAGGATCTATTTCCTTTA